CACCATGAAGCGGCGGCCAGGCCGCGCCGATCCGGCTCGACCGGACCCGTTCGGTGGCACACACGCGCCAGGCGCCGGCGGCGCGCCGGCGGCCGGCCGCGCCGCGGCCATGCTCGGGCCGCTCGAGCCGCAGACGGTGGCGGTCGATGAATTCCTGCCGCTCGCGATCCCGGAAGCCGGGCGGCGGGGTCCGGGGAGGCCGCAGGGCGCCGCCAATATCCGCACCAACACCACGTTTCAGGTCGCGATCTCGCGTTACGGCGATCCGCTGATCGCGACCGTCGCCTGGGGCAACATGCCGACGCGCGAGCTGATCCGCGAGCTGCGCACGATCGCGGCCGACTGCGGGCTGCAGCTCGGCGCGACCGTGATGGACGTGGTGCGCTTTCAGGAGGAATGCCGGCGGAACGCCATGCCGTTCGGGCATGCCAAGCGCGCCAGTGTCGACGGGCGCGGCGACCCGGTGCTGCCGATCATCGGGATCGGATCGGTCGAGACCCTGACCGTGACCGGCGGCGCGCGCTCGATCGAGGACGAATTGGCGGCGCGGCAGGCGGCGGCAAAAACCATTGATTTACAAGGGGATAGCGCGGCGGCTGCGGCCGTGTCTCACGAAAAAAAGTCGCACGAAGATGCAAGCGATTGATCCGGCTGCACAATCCGGCGCGCGGCATTTAGCCGGACTTATGGGCGGCTGCGATGCATCGGCCGCGATCGCCGCGACCAGGCGCGACCCCTCCCCCCGGCCTTTCGCTGTCGCCGCCGGCCGCGCCGCCCTGCCAAAACCCGCGCGCGCCCTCCCCCTCCGGGGGCCCGCTTCGCACACACACGGTCGTTTAAGGCGTATGCACAGGGCCGAACCTCGAATTCGAAAACCATCGGGTCCGGGGAGGCGAGCCGGACCGACGGTCACAGCCCGGGCGGCGCCGCGCGGTTGGCGGGCTCCGGGTTTTCGGGGAGGCACAGCATCCGTCATGACCTCAGCCGCGCCTTGGGCGGTCCCGCACGAATTCACGCTGCCGAAGAATTTCCAGTGGCGCGAAATTTCCGGCGCTCCGATCCATCCGCTCAATCTGGAAGCGCCGGGGCCGGTGGGCGAGAGTTATATCTTCGGGCTCGAGCCGATCGACTACCTCATGGGGCCGGTGGGATCCGGCAAGACCACGTGCTCGATCTTCCGCATCCCGGTGTTCGCGATGCGCATGCCGGCCTGCCAGGACGGGGTGATCCGCTGCCGGGGCGCCGTGGTGCACGAGAATTTCCGCACCCTCTACCGCACCGGCCTCGACAGCCTGTTCCAGTTTTTCCCGAAGGATTTTCCCGGCGCACATTTCGAGGGCGGCCAGGACCGGCCGTTCAAGTTCACGCTGCGCTTCATCACGCCGAAGGGCAAGCGCCTGCAGATCATCATCGACGGCTTCGGCATCGGCGATCACGCGATCGAACAACTCCTGCGCGGCTACGAGGCCAATTTCTTCTGGAACATCGAGGCCGATCTGCTCGACCGCAAGGTGCCCTCGTTCCAGTTCGGCCGCGTGGCGCAGGGACGCTATCCCGGCCGCGGCCGGCTCGCAAAACACGACGCGCCGGTGCCGGCGAGCGTGTGGGGCGATCTCAATCCGCCGCTCATCTCGCACTGGGTCCACGAGGATTTCGTCGAGAAGTGCAAGGGCGGGCACCTGCTGCGGCGGCAGCCATCCGGCTTGAGCGACCTTGCCGAGAACCGCAAATACGTGCCGCGGTCAACCTATGAGGCGATGGCCAAGACCATGTCGCCCGACGACGTGCGGCGCTTCGTGCATGGCGAATTCGGGCTCGTGGGCGCCGGCGCGCTGGTCTATCCGGAATACGACTTCAAAATCCATTGCGCGACCGAGAAGCTCGCGGCGCTCGACGCGCCCTTGCGCATCGGGCTCGACGCCGGCGGCACGCCGGCCGCGATCATCGGCCAGTACAATGCGCGCGGCCACATGCGCTGGCTGCGCGAATTGTGCAGCGAGCCCGGCCAGGTCACCGGCGCCGGCCGCTTCGCCGAAATGCTGATCGACCTGTTGCAGAGCGACTTCCGCGGCCTGCCGGTGGCGTTCGGCTGGGGCGACCCGTCGGCCTTTCACGGCGTCGATCGCCAGGCGGGCGAGCTGTCGTTCATGGAAATCGTCGGGCGCGCGCTCAATCTCAACATCCTGCCGACGCCGACCAACGAGCCCTATGCGCGCCAGGAGAGCGTGGCGTATTTCCTGCGCAAGCGTCTCGATACGGACGGCACCCCGTTCTTCCAGCATTGCCCGTCGATGCGGGTGACGCAGGGGGGCTTTCAGGGCGGCTTCCTGATGGCGCTCAACCCGCACGATACCGCCGGCCGCATGCGGTTCGTGAAGAACAAGTTCTCGCATCCGCACGAGGCCGGGCAGTATCTCTCATACGGCTCGCGCGGGCATGCCGGCACGATCAACGACGCCGCGCGCGCGGGCCGTCCCGGCCTGGTGATCCCGATCGCGCGCGGCGTGCGGGTCAAGTCCGATTTCAACGTCTAGGGAGACAAGCGATGCGATGCGAGACCTGCCAGGGCCGGCGGATTGTCGGCGGGCTGCCGTGCCCGTGCTGTCACGGCACCGGGATCGAGGATTGCTGCAGCGGCGCCGCGCGCGAGATCGGCGACCGGCCGGGCCCGGCCCGCGACGGCAGGCGCGTGGCGCCGGGACGGACCGATCGGAGCGTCGCCGGCGCGGCGGAATGATCCGCGCCATCGAAAATCCGCCGCTCGACGCGGTGCTGGCGCTCTATGCCGAGGCCGCCGGCTGGAAGCCGCGCATCCGCATCTGCGCCATGCGCGTCGCGCTGCTGCAATCGGCGCGGTCGGAATCGCTCGGCTATGTGAGCGGGGCTGGCGGGCTGGTTGCCGTTGCGATGCTGTACCCGCTCGATCCCGAGCGAGACGGCGAAGACCTGCGCGAGCTGATCTTCTGCTGCCGGCCGCCGGCCGCGCGTCATATCGGGGCGATCGTGCGACACGGCCGTTTAATAGCCTCGCGCCTCGCCGACACTCCGCGCCTGCGCATCCGCGCCACGGTCAAGGCCGGGCACCTGCCCGGCCGAAGGCTCGCCCGCCTGATCGGGATGAGTTTTGCCGGGGATGACGGGGCGTTCGAGCATTGGGAATGGACACCCGACCATGAGCGCAACCGTCGACGCCGTGAAGCGATTGTTCACCGGGGAGCCGGCGCCGGACAGCGCGCTGCAGCAGCAGCAGGCGCGCGAGGCGCGCGAGCGCGAGGCGCTGGCGCTCAGCCGCCAGCAGCAGGAGCTGCAGCAGCAGCAGGCCGAGCGCGACCGTGACCGCGCTGCCATCGGGCGGCTGCCGCGCGGGCGCCGCCTCCTGCTCGCCGCTACCGGCGAACAGGGCGTGCAGCGGACGCTCGGCTGATGGCGGAGCGCAAAAGCTATATCGCCGACTTCAAGGCGCACAAGAAGCGCTCCGACAAGGCATGGGCCGATCTCGCCTTCTGGCAGAGCCTGTATGACGACGCCTGCGAATTCGCGATCCCCTATCGCGCGCCGGCCTCCAAGGTCGGCAAGGCGCAGAACCGGATCGAGCGGCTGTTCGACGCCACCGCGATCGAGTCGACGTTCAGGGCTGCGGGCCAGCTGCACCAGGACCTGTTCCCGCCGGATTTCTTCAAGCTGGCGCCCGGCCCGGTGGCGAAGGCGGCGATGCCGCCGAACGAGCGCGATCGACTGGCCAGGCAGCTCGAAATCGTCACCGCCATCGTCGGCGCGTTCTTCCAGACCGGCGAGTTCGACACCGCGTCCTCGGAAATGTGCATCGACCTGCAGGTCGGCACCGCCGCGCTGTTTCCGGTCGAGGGCAACGACCGGAACCCGGTGCGCTTCGTCGCCATCGCGTTCGGCGAATACGCGATCGAGTGCGACGCCTATGGCCGCGTGGTGCTGATCACCTGGCGAACGAAGCTCAGCCGCCGCGCGATCAGGGACGCGTTCCCGGGCGGGCGCTTCCCGCAGGCCTTCAGCGATGCCTGCAAGGCCGAGCCGGAAAGCGAATGCGAGATCCGGCAG